TATGATCCTCAATGATGTAATCACTGAGGTCCGGCGGATTGTTCAAGACGAAGCGGTTACGTTCCGGATCAGCGATGTCTTTATGCTGGCATTGTGCAACCAGGGGCTCAAGCGTATTCAGCTTTTGCGCCCGGACCTCTTTGCTTATGTTGGGACTGTCTCCAATACTGAGAACGAGGTCATACAGTCAGCGCCTACTGACTCTCTTCGCATAATTGAAATATATTCAATCGTTAGCGGGACGGGGCTGGTGGAAGCTGATCGTGAGGTCTTGGATCAAACTATTCCGACGTGGCCGAATGACACAGCAGGTGCTGCTATTAATTGGATGCGTTCGGTACGCAACCCAAACAAATATTTTATCTATCCGAAAGCTCCTGCTGCGCAGAGTTTGGATATTGAATATTCCCAAGTACCGCCTGATTACGCCGGTACTGCGACAGTAGCACTTTTGTCTGATGCGTATTTTCCTGCTGTCGTGGATATTGTTGTGTTTTTAGTTGAATCTATTGATAATGAGCATGTCACTACTGGTCGTGCTAAGCTATTTTTGGAGTCTTTCCAGGCTTTGATGGGTGTATCTCGGACCGCGATAGTAGTGACAGATACGGAGCATGCTGGACAGGACCCAACGAAGTTTGAGGTTGTATAGTGGCGACGCGGTTATTTTCGGATTTAGTAAATCGGGTGGCTCCAAATGCCCCGGGCTGCCCGCAGCCTGTATTGATCACTTTTATACGCGCGGCGGCTATTGATGCTTGTGAGCGGACCTTGGCGTGGCGGTTTGAGCAGCCCGCTATTCGTTTAACACCTGCTGTTGAGAACTACCCGTACGAGCCCGTTTCCGGGGCTGAGGTCCATGCTATAATCACAGCTTCTATTAACGGCGTAACTGCGCCGTCCATCACGTTAGAGGATGCACACCGGCTGTATCCCAAGTATCCTGATAACAGCACTGCCGAACTTGGTACACCGAAATATATCGTTCATGTGGACTCGGATACCTTTTGGGTTGCAAGGTTGCCAAATTCCTCACCGACATATGATGTCGTGATGTTCCTGGCGCTGAAGCCCCTACCGTCGGCTACTGGTATGGATATTTCAGTGATGGACGAGTTGGAGACTGTGATTTTCCACGGAGCTCTCCAGAACTTGTTGACTATGCCGGAGCGTACATGGAGCGATAAAGAGCTCGCCGCGTATCACGCCAAACAATTTACGTTCAGGATTTCAGAGCGCCGGGCTCGTGTTAATGTGGGCGCTGGGCGGGCTGTCTTGACCGCTTATGCTCCGCCTTTTGCGTAGGATTTTATTATGGCTCTCGATGCAATCAGAGTTGTCGCGGGAGATGAGTTCCCGGCCGTTACTCTGACCTTGACCGACGAGGACACCAGCGCGGCGATCGACCTATCCGCTGGTACCACTTCCGTGTCTATAAAATTTCGTTTGGCGGGGACTCTGACGACTCTTTCCACCATATCTACTACTAAAACGGGCGATGGCTCCGGTGGTATTGTCAGTTTCAATTTTACCGGGGGGGTTCTGGATGTAGACGCTGGGGCGTATGAGGGAGATATCCTTATTAACTTCAACGGCGATATTCAAACTGTATTTGACGTTCTTCGGTTTCGCGTGCGGGATGCCGCGACATGACAAACAGGGCCGTAGCTGCCGTAGTAGCTGGCACCGTAGTCGCTTTGGCTTCCGGTGTGGTATCGCCGGCAGTTTCTGTCGCAGCTATATCATCGGCGTTCCAAATTGATCTGAAATATCCTCTACAGAAAGAGACTGAAGCTGTAACTACCGCAGATGTGCAGACGTTTGCTATTGGCGCGGGGTTCCTCGACATTGCCGTGGCGGCTGACGGAACGGTTATGTCCGTTGGTTTCGTGCTGGCTGACGGCGCCTCTGTCGCTGAGGCTCCCTCGCTGGAGCCGCAGATACCTGTGGCTGATGGCGCCTCTGTCGCTGAGACTTCCTCGCTGGAACCACAAGTGTCTGTCGCAGAGACCATATCGATTGCTGACGGTGCTGTATTTATTGTGTCCGCCTCACTATCGCTTGCTGATGGTACTAGTATTGCAGATGCGTCTTCGTTAGAGTCTCAGGTGCCGGTTAGTGAGGCGGTTACCGCTGCTGAGGCTAACGCTAAGGCTATAGGTGTCTCGGCGATAGCCGATACTGCTAGTGTGGCTGATACGTCCTCGCTGGAGCCTCAGTTATCTGTTGCAGAGGCTATTTCGGTGGCCGAGGCTTCTTCACTAGTGCTACAGTCTGTTAGCCAGCTTAATGGCGGTCTGGTGAACTTGAACGTGATAAACCTCTAGGGGAACGATATGTTTTACGAGAATCTTGGTATTAGGGGCCGGTTACACATTGCCCGTAAGGATGCTACCGGTAAGGTTGTTGAAGAGCGCCTTGTCGACAATCTTGTTACTACGGTAGGGTTGGGCTTCATCGCTAGCCGTATGGATGGTACAGGTGCTGCTGTTATGTCCCATATGGCAGCCGGTACGGGGACGACCTCCCCCGCCCTGGCGAACACCACCCTGCAGACTGAGAACGGGCGTGTCGCCCTCGACTCCTCAACGGCTTCTGGCGTTACGGAGGTTTATGTGGCAACCTTCCCCGCTGGTACGAGTACTGGAGCATTGACCGAAGCAGGCGTGCTCAATGCTAGCTCTTCTGGCTCTCTGTTGTGCCGGACGACTTTCTCCGTGATCAATAAGGGTGCTTCAGACAGCCTCGTCGTTACCTGGACTATCACAATCAGTTAGGGAGTGTGAGATGGCCGCGCTTTTCAAGAATAACGCCTATTCCACACTGGCGTCTGGTGTCACCGATGTCGCACTGACGTTATCGGTAGCTTCTGGTGAGGGCGCGAGGTTTCCCAGTCCTACGGGTGCGGACTACTTCTACGCCACTCTGATTGATACCTCTAATAATTTAGAGATTATTAAAGTGACGACGCGGTCGACCGATACTTTTACAATTGTTCGGGAGCAGGAGAGTACTTCAGCACGGGCGTACTCAACATCTGACCGGATTGAGCTTCGTATTACTGCCGCGGGTCTAGCTGATATAATAAGTTCAGCCGTTGGTGGTGGTGGCTGGTTAGGCGAAAGTGGTGCCCCAAATGGTGACAGTTCTGATATTATCCGCATCAATGAGCAGACGCTTAATAATTCTCAAACGATGGTCGCTACGGACAACGGTAGTGCTACTGGCCCGTTAACAATTGCTTCTGGAGTGACGTTGACAATCTCTAGTGGTGCGACTTTCGTAGTTATCTAGCTTAGAGGGGCAAAACAATGTCAACACTTAAGACAGATGCAATTACGGCAGTCAGCACAGATGGTGATCTCAGTCTGGACGGGATTGGGACCGGAGGAGTTAGCATTGCCTCAACTCTAAAGATGACCAAGGGCGGCGATATAGCTTCAGCTTCTCCGCTGGTGATCGACACAGACGGCAACTACTTCGACGTGACGGGAACGACGAGTTTTGCGGCTATGACAGTTGAGGCTGGTAACTACTTTATGCTCCAGTTTGACGGGGTATTGACGATCACCCACGGTTCTGGAATTGAACTTCCTGGCGCAACCAACCTGACCACGGCTGCAGGCGACAGACTGATATGTTACGCAACGGCAGCTAACACAGTCGAAGTCATGTCGGTAGAGACAGAGGCGGCGGCTAGTAGTGGTATTTGGAACCTTATTGAAACTAGCGTTGCTTCTAGTTCTGCCTCCATTACTTTAAACCCGATTAGCACGACCTACGATACCTACGTTATTATAGGCGCAGACCTTGTTCCAGCTACAGACGATGTAGAGGCTTGGTTTAGAATAGGTGACAGTAGTGGTATCGACTCAGCGGGGGGTGACTATCATTGGTTTGTTCAAGGTAGGAACCTTGATAGCTCGACCGATCATCTGTTTGCAACACACGAAACAGATACCAAGATTGCTCTCTGCGAAACTGGGGGTGAGTTGACAGGCAACCAA